AGAAAGGCAACTATTAACACTGGAAAAGGTTGTTGGTAATTTACAGCAAGACAAACCCATTTATAACAAAGTTGTACATGGTGATGTGATCTTAGAAGGACAGGCTGATTGTAGAATACAAGTAAGTGGAGCATCTGTCCCAGAAGGTAAGTTTATAGATGATACTTCTAAGTTAAGTAGAGCTTATGCAGTCATTCAAGATTCCTATAGATATCAGTGGTTCTCCTATCTGATTGCTTCTCCTATTCAACAGGTTGATTATGAAACATTTGTAAAGGAGATTATACATCCAGCTGGGTTTATTCAGTTTGCTGACCTTACTATCCATAGTTCTGTCTCCAGTAAGGTAAGAACAGGTGAGAATGACTTGGTCAAGATTATTATTGACCCATGTGCACCACTTAAGCTACTGGCATCTGATGGTACACCAATACTAAGTGGTACAGAAAATGGATTTAAGTACACCTTAAGTAAGGCAAATATCTGTGGTGATCTGCCAGAATCTGTCAATGTCCTACAGTTGTCTGTTGGACCCCAGCCAGGTAGATATGTCAGAGATGATGGTAGAGGTAACCTTTATGTCTTGGGTTCAATGTACATTACAGGTGACTTGTTGAATGAGGACAATAACATTGTTGGTCTAGAAAACAATATCCTAAGATATGACAACAATGGTGATATCAGAGTGTATGGCAATGTTGTTGTGGGTGGTGATGTTGATACTGATCCTTCAATGGATCCAAATGAGTTTGGTGATATAGTAGAAACAGATGATAAGGGTAATATAGGTGTTGATGGTAACTTAATTGTTATGGGTGAACTTGTTACACATTGGGATGGAAGAGAAGTTAATATTGTGATTGATGAGGACGCAGACTCTGTCCTCAGTGTTGATGACAATAGAGTCACAACCTTTACTGGTATACTCCTACGACTAAATATCTAAAAACGAAGTTATGGAATACAATCTAGTTAAACTTGAAGAACTGGAAAGAGTATCTCTGCCTGTAGATGAGGATTTACTTCTTCTCAGCACTGGCTTTTCTGGTGTTTATCAATCTAAACATCTTAGAGTTGTTGACGCTTTTAATAGCATTAATATAAGATTAAATGATGCACAAAGGCAATCATTTGCTTCTTTTAGAGATACCACTTGTATTGATCTAGAACTTACTGAGGCTGATCTTAAAACTCAGGCTGATGCCAACAAGGCTATTCTAGATATCTTTAATGTATTTGGTGCACATATTTGTAATCTAGAGGAAAACGGTGTAGGTGGTGGAAGTAGTGTTGTTAATCTACAATATAAACTAGGTACAGACAAAGGAACCATCCAGAATAGTGCTGGTATTGATGCCGAGATACCTCTTGTTGATGAGACCAATGCTGGTTTGATGTCTCCTGGCGACAAGAAAAATTTTAATTCTTTAACATTTAATATTGAGCCAATCACTGGAGAGATCAATCTTGAGGATGCAGTTGACTTGGAATATGTGTCTGATTCTGATAAAGGCACAATTAATGATATTCTTGGAGGGAGTGTAGAAATTCCTGCAGTCACAGGATCTGATGCTGGTTTGATGACTGCTTCAGATAAGAATAAATTAGATGGTATTGCTGTAGATGTAAATGGCACACCTGTAATTGATAATGTACATATTGGGTTTAGTGCATCTCCAACAGAAGGATCCCTTAGTAATACAGGTGGTAATGGCACAACTATAACAGCGGCAACACAAACAAATGCAGGTTTATTACTACCTGGTGATAAAAAGAAGCTTGACTCTCTGCTAATTGATCCAGATTCTGGTGATATTGACTTTGATTTTGTTACAGAGGTAGATCTAGCTTATGTTGCAGGTGGATCCACTGGTACAATTACCAACACTGCTGGCACACCAGCATCAGTCCCTTCAGTTACAACAGCTCTTGCTGGTTTAATGTTACCAGCAGACAAAGTTAAGCTGGATAAAATCATCCTGGATACTAATGATGATGTTGTTAGTATTAGTGTTGATCTAGATTACACTCCTGGAGTAAGCTCTGGTACCATCACAAATACTGGTGGTGATAACTCAGTAATTCCTTCTGTTACTAACTCTGATGCTGGTCTTATGTTACCAGAACATAAGGAAAAGGTTGATGCTATCAACCTTGATGCATATTCAGGTAAGATTTATGTAGATAATGTTAATTTAGAATATATTGGTGATGCTGACTCTGGTATTATTACTAATAACAGTGGTGATGACGCAGATATACCTGCTGCAACTACAACTTCTGCAGGTTTGATGTCATCTGTTGACAAAACTAAGTTAGATGGATTGAATGATCTAATGACTTACATGGGCACAGTGGATGCTGTTGATCCATCTACTGATGCAACTGCTCTTAGCCCAGTATCAGGTCATGTTTATGCCAACACTGGAACTGGCCCAGCTAATAGCACATTTATTGGTATTGTTGGTATTTCTCTTAATCCTGGTGATTTAATTGCTTATGGTGGGACAAGTTGGGGAATAGTTGGTCAGGCAAACCTACCTGATCTTGAAATTGATCTTGATTATTTGGCTGAATCAGATCAAGGCACAGTCATAAACTCTAGTGGTGATGATGCTGTCATACCACTTGCAGATAATACAGATGCTGGCCTTCTAAGCCCACAACACCACATCCTATTAGAAAGTATTCCAGTAGATGGCACTGATGGGTCTGCAATTATTGAAGATCCAACAGCAGATCTGACTTATACATCTAGTGCAGTTGAAGGTGTAGTATCTGCTAGTGGTGCTACAGATGCAACAATTACAAGTGTAACTGATGCCCTTGCTGGTTTGATGTTACCTGAACATAAAGAGAAGGTAGATTTACTATTGTTTGATGGTGATGATAATCTTCTAAATGCTGTAGTTGACCTAGAATATGTTGTTGATGGTGAAGTGACCAATACAAATGGTGATGGATTTACCATTCCTCCTGCCAGTGATACTGAATCTGGTCTATTGAGCACAGATCATTATACACTACTAGAAAGTATCCCTGTTGATGCATATTCAGGTAGAGCTATTATTACTGATCTATCCTATGTTTCATCAGCTGATGGTGGTACTGTAGTGGGTGGTGGTTATACAGATGCTGAGATCCCATTAGCAACAGAAATCATTGCTGGTTTGTTATCACCTGATCAGTTTTCATTGCTTGAAGAGTTAGATGATGGACCCTATGTAAAGACTCAAGGTACTACTAACGTAGCAAATGGGTTTGGAATTAGAGCACCAAAATCCGATGGAACTGGTAACTTTACATTCATTAGAATTAATGATGATACAATCAAATTGTATCACGTAGAAGATCCATCATCTTCTGCAGATGCAATGAATTTAGGTTATGCTGATGCTAATTATGCTAAAATTTCTGATTTTAATCTTGAGTATACTGGCACTATTTCAAATGACAATGACGCATTTTACAAAAGAACTATTATTAGTGATGCAAATATGTCTAAATTTGCAGAATTCACTTACACCTGGCAGTTTGATGTGATTGGTGATGGCACAGTGAATTTTGAGGTAGGTACAAGTGATGTACTTGATTCATCATTTGCTAATCAAATAGGATTTGTTGATGCAACTAGCTTTGTAGTTAGGTACACTGATGATAGTCTTTATCCCAATCTTAAAGTTAGGTATAAGGTAACTCAAACCTTTGGTGAAGATGCAGATGGTAACCCTTTGAGTGTTACAAGTTATGCTACTGACAGTTCTAATGAAGAGTGGGTTGACGCCTGGTCATAAATATCTAAAAAGGATAAATGGCAACTGTTACACAGAATGATCTAAGAATCCGAAACGCACATAACATGGTTTTGCACCTCTCCTCTGAGGAGAAACCGTGTTATATGTTTATTGGTAGACCAGAACCTTGGGAAAGCTTGGTTGAGAATAACCCACGTTTGAGGTTATTGACGGGTGATGAGTCACCACCATATCCTGTCAATAATTGGAGAGGGTATTATACCTTATGGGATCAGATGATTTCTATGAGAAAGATACTTTCAACAGAAGTGTTTCATATGGTTCCTAGAATTAATTGGATGTCTGGTGTGTCATATGACATGTACCATCATGACTACAGGGAACACAATAGATCACATAGTGGGGCATCAAACTTATATGATGCAAGATTTTTTGTTATATCAAGAACTAATAATGTATATGTGTGTCTAGACAATAACAAAGGTTCTAATTCTCTTGTTGAGCCACTATCTGAAGGTAATGAACCATTCCACACATCTGATGGATATCAATGGTTGAAGATGTACAACATCAATTCACATGAACTGTTGGAGCACTCCACAAATAATTTTATACCTATCATTAACAATGATGTCACTAGTAGAGAATCTGGTGCAATTGATACAGTAGTGATTGAATCTAGAGGTCAGGATTATGTTCCCTCAGCTTTGTTCACAATTTATGACAATGAAGAGTGTTATTGTCACATTACAGGTGATGGGGAAGGAGCAGTTGCACAGGTTACTATTTCTGATGGAAGAATATTTAAAATCAGAGTAGTTAGGTCTGGTAGTGGTTACACTAAGGCACAATTAGATTTTAGACCAAACAGAGTTTATACATCCTTGGTTGACCTTGATAATAATGAGAACTCATTTGACCCAAGGGGCAATGGAGCATTTAAATCTACTGTCATTATTCCACCTCCTGGTGGTTGGGGTACATCAGAAGAAGGTAAGGAAATATTCACTCTGTCAAGGCAATTGGGAGGAACAAGAGTAGCTGTTTATAGCAGATTTCAAAGAAACGATGAAGATTATATAGAGGAATCACCATATAGACAGGTGGGGATTATGGATGAATTGGAGGGACATATTGTTGTGGACTCTTCTACAGGCATTGAATCCAAACCAGATCATCTTGAAGTAGTTAAATCAGTCAAGGTTATTGAACCTATGAATACCAATAAAACTGATTTTTACATTGGTGAGACTATCATGCAAAAACATATTGATGATGATGATCCAACTATAATCTATACATCAAAAGGAAGTGTTACTGGTTGGGATGACGAAGAAAAGATTATTAGATATATTCAGGACTCTATGTTACATTCAGATTATGATGGAAATGTTTATGAGTTTACTGGTGATGTTAAGATCACAGGAGAGAGAAGTAAGAAAGATGTGATTCCAGATGTCAAAGTAGGTGCAGGTAATCCAGTTGAGATTGATTCTATTAAGTATAAGGATGGTTATTCATTGGACCAGGTAGACAAGTATTCAGGTAATCTTCTCTATGTCACAAATCTTTCTCCAATTAAAAGAATTTCAACTCAGTCAGAAAGGGTAAGTATCATTATAAGTTACTGATGGTCATCTAAATACTTCAATAATAGAGACCGAAGTGTAGATGTCACCTCTTTTAAGCAATCTAAACAGAGATCCATATTGGAATGATTATGATGCCAATAGTCATTATCAGGATATTTTATTTAAAGCTGGTTTTCCTATCCAGGCAAGGGAGCTTAATAATCTTCAATCTTCTATCTACAATCAGATAGAAGAGCTAGGAAGTAGGTTCTTTAAAAATGGTGATCATATTCAAAATGGTGGATTTTCATATCAGCAGCCAGTAGATTATATTAGACTTTCCTCTTTCACTCAGGGAGCTAAGGTAACTGATTTCATAGGCAGTTTTGTAAAGGGTGTTGTTTCAGGTGCAGTGGCTGAGGTTATCTTTGCGACTGAACAGACTGTTGAAGATGACGCAACCCTATACGTAAACTATGTCAGTTCTGGTATTGATGCAGAACAGAAAGTTTTTACTGAGGGAGAAACACTAGAGTCAGATACAGAGAACAACTACACAGCTAGTATTGGTATCACGAATACTAGCAAACCAATCACATCACCTGCTATTGGTTATGGATCTATCTTCACTGCAGAACCAGGGTCATTTTGGGTCAATGGTAGAGTTGTAAGAACTGAAAAGCAAACCATTCCTGTAGATAAGTATGGAACCAAGGGTTGTGGTCAAATTGGTTATAATGTTGATGAGGATTTTGTAACATCTAACGAAGATGAGTCTTTAAAGGACAACGCACAGGGGCATAGTAACTTTGCTGCTCCTGGTGCTGACAGGATGCAGATTACACTTCATCTAGGTATTCGTAGCACTGATACTGAAATACCCAACTTCATCCCCCTTGTAAACATAATGCAGGGGATGATTATTGGTAATCCTTCCCAAAGTGTCAAATGGGACTGGTTGTATGGTGTATTGGCAGAAAGAACTTATGAGGAGAGTGGCAACTACACCCTCACTGAGTTTCAGATTGAACCACTATTCTATCAGAATACCGAAGAACTGGATGGTGTGTATGAGGCTGATCCTGACAGATATGGTGAAGATACTCCATATCCACCCTGTCCTCCATCTCACGTAGGTCAGGGTCCACTATATTGTGGACATGAAGGTCTACAACCTGGTGATCCTGGATATGTCAAACCACTTACTTATGAAGAAGCTGACAATAGGTATGTTCTCAAAGTATCTCCAGGTATTGCTTATGTCTATGGTTATAGAGTAGGATTTAGTAATCCTTATTACATTTGTGGTCACAAACCAAGAACAAAGGGATTCAAGCCTGATACCTACACTCAGATGAATCCTGGTGCATTTATTAAGGTAGAAAATACATATGGATGTCCTGACTTTAGAAATATTAGGGATGTTGTTAATACCAACGCTTTTGACTCAATAGTATATTATCGTAACTTCACTGATGGTTATGTCAGTGATTCTTTCAATGCCAGTGAATTTCAGGTTGGTAATGACACGGAAAGAGATGCTCTTAATGATGTAAGACCACTTAATGTTGGTAACAAGCCTTGGACTACATATCATATTATTCTACACAAGAACTTGGGTGATATTGAGTTTATTGATGGTGAGATGACCAAGGTAAATGTTGTCAAAGAAAATGGGAGAACATATACTGGTATTCTTGTTTATCCAAATCCAACTATTGCAAAACAACCTCAGTATGAAACTGATCTATTAGTTGACGATCCTGATAATAGACCTATTGTAACTGATGGGGACGGTTTTGGAATTAGAGTAAGTAGGTCTGAATTAGTAGTCACAGCAGGAAGTAATCATAATAGTATTGTTATAGCCTTTGAAGATGAAAATGTTCCTGATATTATCAGAGGTGATGCTATTGATATTGGCAGGGGTGAGTCTATTGTCCAGATGCCTAAGGCATTAATTTCTAAGAGAATTGATCCTATTAAGGCTGGTATGATTCAGCCGAAATATTTCTATGGTGATGTATTGGTCGACCAAAACACGAATGGCTTCTTTGGTCCTAATTCCATCTACAATCTAGGTATTATGAGTAGTACTGACTTCCTTGAGTTGGTGGCTACTGATGTTATCGAAACGTCAGAAGAAGAGTGGCAGTTAGGTTATTTTGTGTTTGGCGAGAAAAGTGGTGCTTTGGGTAAACTTGAGGATGTTAGACAGAATGTTCTTGTTCTATCAAATGTTTATGGTACATTTATTGATGGTGAGCTTGTATATCAGCTTACTGGCAGAGAGGACAATGAGTTTATTGATAGATATCTTTCAATGGACCAAGGTCCACAAAGTAATATTATTACCACCACTACCAGATTAAAAATTATTCTTGATGAAGCTAAGCTCAAGACCTCTAAGTATAAGTATGCAAGACTGATTAGGGAAGGAGAGGTAGTTTCACTTAACTTTAATTCCCATTCTGATAGTCCTGCATTAGGTGGAGGAGGAGATAAGGTACTAGCAGATCAGCTGTTTGCAGAATTCTATGACTTTAATAATATTAACATAGAGGGAGCAAGATATACTGATCAGATCTTACTCACAAATCCCCTAGATGGTAGAGGGCTTAGATTGCCTCCAGAGTCTGGGTTAGAGACACAAGAGGATGCAAACCACTGGTTCTACTACTCTATTCTGTCCTTGCAGCAGGGATTGGATGCTAACAATGTTTATATTGAGGATGTAGACCCTGTTGAATTAGATGTGGATGGTCCACATATTGGAGATATTTGGATTAATAAAGAAAATTATGTTCTTTATGTAAGAACAGAAGAAGAAACCATCAACATAGAGACTAATGAAATTGATGGTATGATTGAGATGTGGGTTGGAGTTACACCAGGAGAAACTCCTACTAATCTCTCTCCCGCAACTGTAAAGTTTATTGATGATTACTATGCAGCAAATAATGTTGCAGCTCCATTCAACTCCGAGGTGTCACAGAGTAAGTTTGACCTCAGCAAGCAAACCACTATTGTGGTCTCTGCACTTGGAGCTAGACTTGAACTACAAAAGTCAACAGACTTCATGTATGTTTCAAAATACAACAGACTAGAACTCACAGAAGCTGGTAGAGATAAAATTTATAAGTTCACCTTCTTCAATCCAAATAATGAAGTGGTGATGCCAAGAATTAATTATGAGCTATTAACACTACCTGCTGGGTTGAGGGGATATGCAACTACATCACCTGCCAAGTTGTTTAATGACATTAAGAAAGGTAAGTCATTCTATTCATCACTTGCTGATATTAATGACTTCTCTGCAGATTCAAGTCTAATATCATCTTCTGGTGCTGATACATCTAACATAGCTAATAGTTCACTATTCAGTGGTAAGAAAGGAAAGAACTTTGTAACCTGTGATAATTTTACAGGTGATGCTTCTGAAGAACTTATTGCTGGTGATATGATTGTACTATCCACTGGGGTAAATTCAGAATCATTTGAATATAAGATTGTTTCATTTGTCACCAAACCATATGGATATGGTAGGAAAAAGACAAAGTGCACCATTTATTTTACTACAACATTAGAAGGTCCTGTCAACTCTTCAATGGTGCAGAGACTCAGACTTAAGAAGTTTGGCAATGAAGATAACCTAATTTATCAGTTACCAGCTAGTACAGTTTCTTCTCTTGAAACAAATCATGATATTACAAACATTAACTATAAGGTCTTTAGAGAGTATGTTGGTGGAGTGATACAAAATGGTAAGGCTGCAACATTTACAACACTTGAGTCCAACTCAACATTTATTTCTGACCCATACAAGTGTGTAGTTACTGTATCAGAAACACTTGCTGATGGCACAAAATATAATGGCAGAATGGTTGCACTAGACCCAATTACTCCTATTGTTCTATCTGATGGTGGTAGGGATATAACTATTAACTTTGCTAAGGAGTTACCTGATAGTAGTATCATAAAAGCTATACTGCCTGTACAAGTAACAAATGGTAGAGCCAAGAGAAAGGTTCTTAATAGTAATATAGAGATTGTAATTCCAAACCTTTCAAGAAGTACAGATTCTAAATTTGAACAAAGAATTATTCCCCTAAGAGCAAAGGGTGAAATTGATGGTGTTGAGAAACTTATTGGATATAAAGATATTCATAAACTCCACAGTGTGACCACAAAGAAACCATCTGGTGAAGTGGTGGACATCACAGACAACTATGTCTTAGATAATGGTCAGAGACCTTCATTCTACGATATGGGTAGGATTGTATTGAAGGAAGGTAGACCATTCCCTGAAGGTGATTTGATAATCAAGTTTGACTACTTTGACCATGTTACTGGTGTAGGTCAGGACTTCTTCAGTGTAGATTCTTACACACACTCTGATGGTGTGCCATATGAAGAGATTCCAGTATTCCATCCAACAACTTCACCTTCAATAAATCAAACATCAGATGAAAATACCAACTACTATCTCAAGCTTAGAGATTGTGTTGACTTTAGACCTTCAGTCAATACTATAGAACCTGATCCTACATTAGATCCAATGTATGACTTTGGTGAGACAAGCCTGTCTGAGTTTATATACAGTTATACTGACCCCCTACAAGAAGGTAATTCTTTTGTTAGTAGCATCCCTATACCATCAACACAGTTTGAATCTGATGTTGAGTATTATCTACCCAAGATTGATTCACTATTCCTAGACAAGACAGGAAAGATGATACTTTCAGAGGGTGAGCCATCTGACAACCCTGTTGCACCTCCTGACATTGCAACAGCTATCAGGTTGTATGATTTGCATATGCCAGCCTACACATTTGATGTGAAGGACATTACAATTCGCAAATACAACTATCGCAGATATACCATGAAGGATATCATGGATATTGATAGAAGGGTTGAAAGAGTAGAGAAGCTAGTTACCCTATCCATCATTGAACAGAGTGCATTAAATGCTAATGTGAGAGATGCTGTCACTGGTTTAGAGAGATTTAAAAATGGTATTGTTGTAGATTCATTCAGTGACCATTCTAAGGGTGATGTTGGGTCACAACAATATAGATGTGCCATTGACCCCAAGGAGTCCCACCTTAGATCTGCCTATGTCATGGATCAAATTGACTTAGAAGAAACTAGTGAAACTGATTTGCAAAGGTCCTCACTTGGATATACACAACACAATAATATTGTGACTTGTGACTACAGTGTAGTAGATTACATTGGACAACCAATAGCCACAACATCTCTACCTGTTCAAATCTCTACCTCTTCTGTTTTTGAGGGTAAAGTATCTCTGTACCCCTCTATTGACACCTTCAGAGACAACACAAAGATACCTAAGCTTGTTGTTGACAATAGTGAAGTATTCTCTGCAACTCTAAGTCTTACAGATGACTTATCACAGGCTGGTATTGGTACAGTTTGGGGAGCCTGGGAGACATCAGCAAGTCTACCATCTAATAGAGTTAATCATAATGGCATTGAGAGAACAAACAACAAGATTGATAATATTGTACGCAGAGATCAACAATTTAATACTGGTCATCTGTATGTTGCTCCTTCTTCAATCTCTATGCAGCAGGCACGCAACTATGTAAACCTTGGTAGGAATGTCAATACTAATTCTGTACAAAGCACATCATATGGAGACAGAGTTATTGATGTACAACTATCCCATACAATGAGGTCTATTCCTGTTTACTTTAAAGCAGAGAGATTAAAACCAAATACAAGGTATTATGCATTCTTTGATGATATTAATGTAAGTGACTGGGTTTGTGTTGACAAGATGGATGCAAACTATCCTGATGAGATGTCAAGATATGGCAGTATGCCAAATGATGACCCCAAGGGTTTTGGTGAACCAATAACCAGTGACAGTGATGGTAACATTACTGGTGTATTCATTATCCCTAATGGTAGATCACCACTTAAAGGTTCTGTCTTTACAGGTAAGATGGAGGACTTGATTTATGAGACTTCTGGTAACACAAGGTCATTCTCTACAGGTC